CGCCATAATATGAACGTCTTCACCAAACCGGTCTTTTAAAGTTTTAAGGCAACGTTCCATCATGGCATGGTGCCCGTGAGCAACGTCAACACATAGAATTCGTGCACCGTGCTCAACAAGCGACTCTGCTCGCTTTAGATAATCCCCCGTCATGCCAATAGCGGCTCCTACGGTCCAGCCTTCGTCGGCAGAATGAAAAACCATTTCAGACTGCTTTCCAATATTATTATAGCGATGTACGATCCCTAAACCGCCTGACATCCCCATTGCACGTGCCATATCCACCTCTGTAACGGTGTCCATGGGACTAGAAATAATAGGCATATTCAGTTTGAGGTCTGCCTCTAAATAATTTGATAAGTCAACTTCCTTTCGGCTCTCAATATCGGAATATTGAGGTACCAACAATACATCATCATATGTCAAAGCCTCATGCATCTTGTAACTCCTTAATAATACTTTTTGCTTTTCCCCAACACTCTGGGCAATATAATCTAACAATTTTCTCTTGTTCTCTAACCACCACGTTCCAACTCATAACCATTTCACGATCCTTTTTATCAAATCCCTTTTGACAGGCACTGCACTCATCTGGTAATTTATCAAACATATTCACCTTCTGTGCAATATCTTTTTTAAGTTGTTTGTTGGCTTCCTTTTCCTGCTTTCTTTTTATTTTTCTCTTAAAACTCATCTGTCCCCCGTTGAACCAAAACCTCCAGAACCACGAGTGCTATTTTGGTTTATCTCGCCATTGACGATTTCAAAGCCACATGTGTTAATTGGTACCAAGACTACCTGAGCCAATTTATCTCCTGGGTAGACCTTTTGTGTGGTCGGACCAAGGTTGTGTAAGTTAATAAATACTTCTCCATCATAACCTGAATCTATAACACAAGCACCCACGACCAGCCTTCGCTTCGAAGCAATACCGGATTTGTTTTTTACCTCAAGCATATACCCTTCTGGTATTTCTACTTTGATCCCAGTTGGAATAACACAAGAATCTTTTGGACCAATCCAATATTCATTTTCTTCTCCGATGCAGTGGTTTCTTTCTTGCGGATTTCTGCAATAAAAAACATCAGCACCCGCATCGGTCGGATAAGTTCTGAGAGGTGGTTTAGCGCCTTCTCGTAACAATTTAACCTTTAAATTCATTTACTCTTCCCCAATCATATACATTTCTTTTTCTTTATTCATTTTACTATACTATCCTAAAAGTTTAAAATTATATCTTACTGAACGTGTACTAAATCCCCAGTCATCGCTATAGTCCAATCGTGCCATGTATGGTCGATTAAGGTGGACAACATCCTTCTTTGGGTCGACCGCCCAGCATTTAATAGTAGTATTTTTACTGGTTGAGTCGACAACCTTTACTAGCCAATATGTACGACCCTTCCGGGTTTTCTTTTCAATCACCTCACGCGGAATGAACCACGCCACGCCGAGGTCCTGATCCCAGTCTCCTAGCGGCGGGACACAGTGGTCAGCCAACTGTTCCTCAATGTAATCGTCCATCACCAACGCAAAGGGAAAGACACCGGTTAGGTTGACCAAGTATTCAATCTTCTCTTCATCAGTAAAGTCACCTTCGGGTTCATACAGTTCAATGTTTTCGTGTAACTTCTTCCGGGTTTTAGGACGATCAACAACCGCTGCGGACCAAAAATGTTTAAGTCCGGTAAATCTTTTGTCAACCAGATCGTTTAATGCCTGCGCTCTTGCAAGCACATCAAGAGCTTTTTTATTTAATTTAGAGTAAACAATTTCTTCATTAAATAATAGTTCTTCGATAGCTCCAAACGGACGATGATTAATAATCTGTTCAATAGCTGCGTCACCCAGACCCTTGACGGATGTCAGCGGTTGAATTAGAGTATTACCATCATCTGAAATCTCCCACACAGTTCCAGATGTGTTGATGTCTAGCGGGGCAATTGTAAAGCCTTGTGACTTGGCTACATTGATTGCCGCTTCTTTTCTGGCTTCGGGCTCTTTGTCCAGAAACGCCGCCATCCACTCTGAAGGGAAATGATGCAGAAGATAGGCACACTGATAACTAAGAATACTGTAGCTAACAGCGTGGGACTTATTAAAACCATACCCCGAGAAGTATTCGAATTTCTCCCACAGTCCTTCGGCGAAGCTTTTTGATAGTCCTTTATCGGTACAACCTTCGATGAACTTGTTGTAGATTTTAATTTTCTTGGCATCAGTAGAACCTGTTCCCTTTTTAGTTAGAAGTTTACGAAGCATGTTCCCTTCGTCCAGCGTCAGATCCTTGCCCAGCTTGTGTGCTAGTAGTGCAATCTGCTCTTGGAAGATTAGGAACCCATAAGTCTCCTCAGTTACTTCCCTGATTAGGTCGTGCCCATAGGAAACTTCGTCTGGATTAGTTTTTGCCTCCACATACAACTCGTGCACGTTGGCGCTCAGAGGACCGGGACGATAGATCGATGTGATAGCTGAGATATCAATGATGCTTGTCGGCTTGGCTTTCTGGCAAAATGTCTGTGCACCTTTCTCTGTAAACTGAAAGACTCCAGCCCATTTCCCCTTATGGAAAATATTTTCATAGATCACTTGGTCATCAAAATTAATCTTATCCGGGTGAAGATGTTCGTCATAATATTCTTTGACCTGTGCGAAAGTTGGTTCTGCGATGCCCTTGTGGCGACGGAGAATGTGCTTAATAGCTCCTTCCATCATCCGCAGAGAAGCCAGTCCAAGAATATCAAACTTAATGAACCCGAGTGGTTCCAAGTGTCGGACGTTCTGCCCCTCCGACCACGGGGTTTGTCGGATGCCTCCGCTGTTAATCAACGGCATCCATTTGTCAAGATTTTCCCCGACAACAACGCCACCAGCGTGGCGACTGACACTGCGAACCTGCCCGTGCAAAGCCTCGATATGTGTCTTGATGTCCGGGTACTTATCAAAGAATTTCTGAAGTGTGGGCGAAAACTCCACCACCTCATCGAACGTTGGAACATAAACACCGGCTTTGATGCCATGTTTTTTCTTGGCTTCGGGCGTAGCTTCATTAATCATTCGCGAAGTGACATAGTTAACTTCTGTAAATGGTACCTCATATAACTTTGCAATATCTTTAATCAAAGACCGCAACTTTAAAGTATTAAAATTTGAAATTGGTACAACTGTTCCGTCACCCCACTCCTCGATAAGTCGCTCTTTAAGTATCATCGGGTCAGAGACATCATAATCAATATCTGGATAATCAGTCTGATCCTTACGCATAAAGCGCTCAAAGAGTAGATTATATTTAAGCGGATCAACTTGTGTAATACCAATTAAAAAAGACACTAGTGAGCCAGCAGCCGAGCCTCTGCCTACACCTACAAGCTGTCGCTCTAGGGCTTTATCCGCGATGGTCTTCATTGTCAAAAAATATTTTGTGAAGCCACGATCCTCGATAACATCCAACTCATACTTAATACGCTCGATGTATTCAGACAACTTAGGGTCATTCGCATCGATGTACTCGCGGAGCCCAGCTACACAAGATTCTCTCAATGCACGCTCTGCTGTCTTACCCTCTGGTACAACGAAATCAGGTAGCCGAACAGTATCATCCGGCATAAAAGACTCAATTCGCTTATGTGCAATATTGTGTGTGCGAGTGATCGAAGCCATCACCAAGTCATCGTCGTATTGTTGATTGAGTCCGGATGAATACTTTTTATACGCTGCCCACATTTCATCGCCGTTCTTAGGATATAGTTCGTAGCCAATCTCCTCAATTCCTTCGGGAAGCTCTGAACTCATCCAGTCGGGCATGCCTCCCTTGCCCAGCCATCCTAGACGCTTGTACAGTTCTCGGTCACGCCAAGCATCAGGAGTTGGATAATGGCTATCGGCTGTAGAAACTAGTTCCAGTCCGTATTCGGTTGCGACTTGAATAATATATTTGTTTAGTTCGTGTTGTTCTGGAATGTTGTTCCACTGAAGTTCTCCGTACCACCGATCTCCAAAGATAGATTGCATCTTCTCGGTGGTCAACCTCATTGCATCCATAATAGCATCAGGACCATCATTCTTATTATCCCAATAATTACCAGCGTACACACCGCCAAGACAAGCAGACGTGGCAATAACACCCTCACTATGAACAGCAAGCATATCATAATCAACGCGAGGATACCTATAAAAATTTGTCCCATCATAGCTCTCCGATATGAGCCTAAATATGTTGTTCAAACCTGTTTGGTTCATTGCCAACAAAATAAGATGGTTTCTTTTATTCAGTAAACTCTTAGCGCTCTTGCTTGCGTTCTCGTCCTCGATGACCAAGCCGCCCTTCTTCTGTTTCTTTTTTGCCTCTTTTGATTCTTCATATGCAGCTTTCCACTTAGAGACAGACGGGAGAAAATATGCCTCGACACCAAAGATAGGCTTAAAATCTTTTCCGGCAGCTTTCATTTTTTTTGCATGAAGGACTTGATATGACAATCCATTCATGTGCCCATGATCGGTAAGAGCCAATGCGTCACAGCCGTTCTTGTATGCAAAATCCATATGATCCTGCGGATACCCCAAACCATCAAATAACGATAATCCACTGTGGGCATGTAGCCCCACAAAAGGAATACTAGATTGTATTTGCTCACTCATTATTAACTCCCATCGAATTCCACTCTCTATATGCCAAAATACACTTTGCTGGCTTTTTTAAATCAATGCCGCACGACAAATAATTGCTATAATTTTCCCAACTATCAATATTATAATACCAGTCAACTTCTTGAACTAATGCTCCCTCTACTTTAGCAGATTGAAATATTTTGTCAAGTGAAAAAAACCGTGCTGACCATCTTTTATGTAACGGCAATTTTTCTTTAGGGATTCCGTCAGATATAGATTGACCGGGTATCTTTTCACCCGTACCTGTACGGATCACACCTACAAATTCAGAAAAATCACTAGCATCGAAAGTAAAGCCAAGATATTTGCCTTCTCTTACAGTCTCGTCCAAGTGACTCAAGAAAAAACCACGGCGGCTGGAAATTTCCAAACGATGTGGACGTAGAACTTCTGGACTGTATACACCATACGGGAACGCCACATAATAGCGGTCTGGTGCAACCCAAGTGCTTATTTGTTTTGAAACCTCGAAAGAGGTCTTTGCTCCATATAAAACACTCCACCCCAAGCAGTCTCGTTTGTCTCTATCATTAGGGTGTACTGGAACATAATATATTGTTATCGGTTTCTTTTCATCCACTGGTTTAATTCTATATTGCCTGCGTAGATTTACAGGATCGTATATATAATCGCCCAATCGATACCTGATTAAAGGTTGAACGTCGTCGTTACACACGATCCAGATCGTTTCACAGCCTGCCCAAGCACACTCAAGTACCGCTCTTTCAACGGCTAGATAGTCTGGCGCAATCGGCATTAAAGAATCATGCCACGGACAATTAAAGTCTAACTTCTGCCCAGCCACCGGGACAATCCCAGCCAGATGAAATGATTTTTCACTAATTGAACTCTTGTGCAAAGACATAAAGATATATTACCAAACTTGTTTCAATAAGTCAAATAATTTTTATTAATTTTGGCAAATTATTTTTCTTTATTTTACCCCAACGATTATATAAGCCAGGATCTTCTGCAAGATCTTCAACATATAAATTAAACTCAGACTCTTTCTCGTCAACAGGGTTCGCTTCTACTTCTACTACTAGAGTCTCTTTCTCAGGCGTGGCTTTGTCGAAGCCAGCCCACCGATGGTGCTCTATTGGAATAGGATATAAGGATTGTATTCCGCTTATTTTTTCTACTTTCATTATTTTTCGTTCATCGCTTCTAAAAGTTTTAACGCAATCATCATTTCCAGCATCTTCTTTAAATCAAACTCTTGTTCTGACATGCGTTCTGGTGTACACTGATATTGTTCAATCGATGTGTTCTGCACATTTATAAATTGCTGTGTTGACATATTAATATAAGACTGATTGTTGCACTGATGTGGCTGCATAACCTGCGCTGCAATATCGTCATTAAGATTCTGTTTTGGATCCGATGTGGCTAATTCTTGGGCGGTGTTCCCCACGCTATCTGTCGAACCCACATTTGCTCCTTCTGCTGCTCCGAGAGCAGAGCCTCCACCTTCGCCTCCGCTAGAAACTGCGGCGCCTCCAGCCATTGTTCCTCCTGCCGTAGCTGCTGCGCCACCGCCACCTGCTGCTCCGGCTCCACCGGCACCTCCTGCACCACTCATACTCACCTCCTTAATGCTTCCTGCATTATAAAGTAAATAGCCCTTTGAGTACATTATATGGCTTATTTTCTTTTAAGGAGTGGCATAAAATAATCTCTTCTGCGCTTCTTGTATCGAAGCGGATACCATTCATATCCTTATATACTTGTTTTGTCTTTGGAAAGACCTCTCTTCGCCTAGCCTCAATTTTTATTGCATAATATTTATAAAGGTCGGGATTTTTAGGGTCGCGACCATTGCGAGCGCCACGAAGACCCATCCCCTTTAATATACTTAAAATTTTAAATCTAGCTGCCACATCCGAGTAGTCTATATTATTTAATTGTTCTCTTGTCGCATAAGAAACAGCCACTAAGTCCTTGATTTTGGAGTTCTGCGTCGACATTCGCGGCGATGGATAAAAGTAGATTTCGTTAATAAATTCGTCTTCGGTCAACACATAATCATATTGATGTTTGCCACCAGTACGTACATCAAACCAATCTTCCACTCTAAATATTTCTTCTCGGTCATTCGGTACAGGAACTATCCCATGAATGTTCTCAGGATTAAAAATAACCGCATTATTATATTCATACTCAAGTGCGGCGTTTCCTGTTGTGATAATCCGGGCAGTTTTTTCTTCTGGGTTTATTCTTAGGCTGGCTACCTTGTCTCCAAATGGAGCGTTGCCGCCTAAAGACAAAACAAATGAAATCCGTTGCCACAAATCGACCTTTGGATGCCCGACCGTTCTATCTTTAAGATCTGTTTTCAAGACACGAGATGCTGGTTCAATACCGAAGGCTTCGAGCGGAAACTCTGGATCGAAATAGTCAAACAGGAAAGGGGAATATTCAGGATCATTGTTAATATATAAAGCGTCATTTAAATATGCATAAACAATAGCCGCCAACCCCGATCCTATAACTAAATGATCACAGTTCTTTTTCATCACCTAACAAAGCCAGTACAGCATTTTCCAATACCAACTGATAAGTTGTGCCCGCAACACTCACTGTCTTGATCATGTGACCCTCAACAATTGCCTGTTGACCGGGATCATAGTCAAGAGAGTGTGGGGAAGTGGCTAGAATGTTCACCGTTTGATATTGTTTAAGTGAAGCCGCCCTATAATCTTCTGGTACTAAAATCGTTGAGGAGGATTCCTCCTTATCCTCAACGATTTCGACCAGAAGGTGTCTATTTTTTGGAACAAGCATCATTTGCAAGTCTTCCTCACGTGGTTGTAAAAGTCCATTAGTTGATCAATATCAGTATCTTCTTTTACCATACGATAGGCTTTAACAGCTACACTGATCTCTTCTTTCGAAAGCCAGCCATTCTCAACATAATTACTTTTCAGTGCCCTTTTCTGATCTTTATAGGGCTCCATCGCATCTTCAATCGTTCTTAAAGACTTGATGTAATTAGTAATTTTATTTTCTTTTTCTTGATATTCATTAGTTGCTGAATCAGACATTAAGTTCTCCTTTAATTGAAAAGTTATATATAATATACACTCTATTTATACTTTTGTCAAGTATTTTTTTATCCACATTTTGCGTAACCGCACTGATTACAAGACTGGCAACCATCCTGATACACTAGCCCTTCTTCGGCACCACATTCAGGACAAGATTTATCCCCTGCTGGCTCGCCATCTTGAATATAATTTTTGAGGATTCTGGCGATACACCTAGCGAAACTAAACATATCGCTATCCTTATCTTTTTGTAGCTGTTCTACCAAGAGGCGAGGTGGAGCGCCATGGCGCAGGGTTAGAGAGATCATTCGAGTGAAAGCCGATTCGTTCGGATTGTCGAACACTCGCACAATATCTCTCACAACCGTTGTGTCATCATCAACGCCAAACGTTAAGTCATACCTATTAGCTTTTGTTTTAAAGCGGTGCTTGGTAAGGCGCCCTTTAGTGTGCCGCTTGGGAATTTCAATTAAATTAGATAACCCGCCAAGCACCTCATAAGGTCGACCCTCATACAGACCAACAAGGATGGTCCACTTTTCACCTTTAATGGTTGTGTGGTGGATATCACAGTCAACCACTTCCGGTCTGAGTGGGGCGCCGTTTTGAGGAAATGGTTCTCCCTTTCCCTCGTCCTGTTTCGTTATCAACACCCCAGTTCGACTGCCATCCACATAAACAGTGATCCCTTTCAGACCATCTTTCCAACCCTTCATATAAAGTTCACCAACAACCGAAGGTGAAGTATTTTCCGGAAGATTAATGGTGGAACTAATAGCGTGATCGATATTCTCTTGAATAGTTGCCTGTATTTCAACACGACGCAACCAATCGATCTGGTTGCTTTCTACGAAAAACCCAGGCAACTCACAATCCGGTTTCTTCGCGTTAAGTTTAATCCAGTCATTGACGTTGTGATGAAACACCGTATATTCCACCCAGCGATCACCTAAGTCGTCGACGAAATCCGGCTCAATGTTCTGCTCATTGTGATTTATCTTCCGGCGCCGAACATAAGAATTTCGAAAGACAGGCTCCAGCCCTGAACTGGTTTGAGAGAGGATGGACACACTTCCAGTTGGAGCGTTAGTTAGGATAGATATATTTCGTCGACCGGAATCTGCAATCATTTTTTGAATGCGAGAGGGGAGTCGCTTAATAAATAAATTATCTTTTTCCTTCGCCCAATCAAACACCGGAAAGGAGCCTCTTTCTTGAGCCAAGCGAGCGCTTTCCTCATATGCCTTGTCTCTCAGAGTGCTATAAATTTTATCGATTTCAGAAACACTTTGGGTTGAATCATATCGCAGGCACATGCGTGCTATAGCGTCTGCCAGACCGTGAGTTCCTAATCCCGTTCGGCGTCCTTGAAGACAAGCCTTTCGTAATTTTGTCCACAACTTCTTTTCATCTTTAGTATCAGCAATTTTAATTATTTTTGAGAGTTGCTCTGCTTCAAGCTCAACCAAGTCATCAGACAGTCGCATAGCCATAGTAATTGTCTTACCGAAATGTTCATAATCAAAGTAGGCGTCTTTAGTAAATGGTTTCTTTACAAAGTTTTTTAAATTAACAGAAATCAAACGACAACTATCATGAGAAGACAGGGGAATTTCTGCACAAGGATTGGTTGAAACAGTCTGAAATCCGACATCAGCATAACACTCCGCTGGAAGATTTTTTCTAATATTATCCCACATCAGCAGCCCTGGCTCTGCCGTCTTTGCTGCACTCTCAACGATCTTTGTCCACAAATCTCGTGCGCGAATTGTCTTCGTATAACTCACTGCCTCATCAGGTTCTGAGTCTACCGGATACCGTAAAAGAAAATCAGCGTCTGAATCAACTGCATGCATAAAATCATCGCTCAATTTTATCGATACATTCGCGCCGGTCACCTTTGACAGATCTTGTTTCATTGTAACAAATTGCTCAATATCAGGATGTCTAACATCCATCGAGATCATCAAAGCCCCGCGTCGACCATTCTGACCAACCATTCGACACACATAAGAATAAAAATCTGCGAAAGACCACGCACCGGTAGTCGTGCCAGCAGAATTATTAACCGGCGTGTTTTCCGGACGAAGCCCTGAGATGTCGATTCCTACTCCACAACGTCGCTTGAACAGGTTAGCTAAATCTTTACCCGACTCTATAATAGAGGACATATTGTCTTCCGGAGGTGATACAACAACACAATTCGAAAGAGAGGCATGTACATGGGCGTTCCCACAACCAAACATAACCGAACCTTGCGGCACAATATATTGAAAATTTTCAAATGAATCGCGAATCTCATCATAAGAAAGCTGTCGCTTGCCGCCGAACTTCTCCTCAATTCTTGAAAATTCTTCTGCTAGGCGGTCGTGCATCGCGCTTGGCGTGTCTTCTAATATTTTTCCCGCTTTATCTTTAAGAGCATATTTGGTCAGAAACACGTTTGCCGCCAACTCGTCTCCATTAAAATATTTTAAGCTCTTTTCTCGTGCTGTGTCGAGTGTCATGTTTATCCCCTTATTTTTTTCTGTATTCTTTGTATTTCTCACGCAACTGTTTACCTTGTTGGGCTGTCGATTGTGCAACGATCTGTTCAACGGTAGTACCATCTTGTGGGAGAACTTTTATTTTAACCCGCGCAGTGTCCATAAAAATAGGATAAATGATTCCATCAGGTCCATTCCTATTTTTTGCTAAAAACACTCGTCCGCCATTTGTATTTTTATCTTCAACTGTTCTAGACACGGAAAATATAAAATCTGCCACAAAACACTTGTTAAAGGCTTCGGAAATGGATTCCATTGTGATTACTTCTGCGTTCAATCCAGACCTATTAGTTTGCGATGCGGTATAACACGGGCATTTATGCTCCTGCGCTATGCCGCGAAGATCTTCGTAAATAGTCTCCAGTTCGTGTCTTTTTTCTTTTCGAACCACATTTGGTCGCAATAAATCTGCATAATCCACAATGATTAAATCCGGCTTGATATCCCGCTGCCGAAGTCTTTCCATATGATTACGAATAACGTTTGGAGAGGCTGTCTTGGTTGGGTATTCTTTGATTATTAATTGACCCTCTAAGTCTTTTACCGTCTCATAAATGCCCTCCTTGCAACCGAAAAGTTGTGGAAGAGGTATACCAGTAATACAACTATCGTAGCGACCCGCAATTACGGTTGGTGCTAATTCCAAAGTATAATGCACAACCGTCTTACCCTGCTTTAACGCTTCTGCTCCCAGATGTACCAGCACCATTGATTTTCCGGCGCCAGTTGGAGCGATAACAACACCCAGTTCTCCAACACCAAGACCGCCCTTGCAGTGACTATCGATAATCTGCCAGCCTGTACTGATAGGGTTACGCGCTTTGATTTTAAATCGCTCTTCAAAGTCCGCCATGTAGTCATAACCAAAGTCAGTATTAGAGCCAAGCTTCAGAGCATCATTGATCAGCGAACTGATCTCATCAAACGATGACGCCTCAAGTAACCCAACAGACTTGATCATAGCCTCTTTTAGTTTCTGCTTTCGGCAGAAGTCAAGGGCTGTCTCTTTAATATATTCTTCGCCGCCAACTTCTATCTCAGATTTATAAATTCTTGCAAAGAAATCTCGGGTTTGTTTTTGGGTAGCTGGGCTTTCGTCATCAAGCTCTGCACGGAGCACTGACAGCATGGCATCCTTTGATGGGTGCACATCGTACTTGATCTTAAAATCAAAAACCTTTTTGGTAAAGGCTTGCAAATATTTTAATTCAAAAAAGTCTATTGACAGAACCTCCTGAATTTGATCTGCGAAGGGGCGGTCCTCCATGATAAGTTGGGCTAGCCCCTCTTGAAAGGCTTTTCCAAATTTTGAAAAATCTACGTTTCTGTTAAGTGCCATTCGCTACCTCCGCAGCCACAATTCGCCGCATCGTCTGAAATAGACTTGTCCAGTCAAACACTCCAAACCCATCTGTGTTCATCATCTTCAGTACCTCTGTCTTATTAAACTCCAGAGTCGTCTCCTCAACCGTGTGTTTAATAATCTTTTTAGATTGAGGTGAAATACTCGGTGAGTAAAGTTGCATTAATCTATAGTTCTTTTCTATTATACCACGTCCGTCGAGAATGTTATGGTGTACTTTTAATTTGTTTTCACAATCGTCGCAATAATCAACTAGCTCGTCAATTGTATAGGACTTCTCTTCTGCCAAAAACGGAAACCGCTTGGACATCGTAGCCAAGCCCACGCCCCCAACACCTTTAAGATTATCACTTTTGTCGCCACAGACGGCGCGTGCGAGAGCAAAGTTTAAAGGATCAATTCCATGTTCTTCTATAATACGATGTTTGTTCAAAGTTGCCTTTTGAATGGGTCGGTGCAGCACAGTTTCGCCATCGCACAGTTGATAAAAATCTTTGTCACTTGACACAATAACCTTTTGCCAGCCCTTTAAAGATGACATACTCACAACATAAGCAATCACATCATCCGCCTCAATTGCTGGCAGCATTATCTGGCATACTGGCATGCAATTTAAATATTCTACCAGTCGAGTCTGCTGCCAAATCTTATTTTCCATCTCTTCGTTCTCGGAGAGATTACGAATCTCGCGATTGAGACGAATGGGCTTGCGCCCCTCTTTATAATTTTTATCAATACTCTTTCGTTTTTGGGAACCACCAGCGCCATCCCAAGCAATAACAACCTGATCCGGCTTCGTCTCACGCACCAGTTTTTGCAAAATTTTCAAGAAACCCTTAGTGCCGCCGATTGGCTGACCGTTGGTCGATAGGCTCGGATCTACAATATATGCTCTGAAATACATATTAAGAGCATCGATGATTAATATTCTTGGAGTCATTAAAGCACCTAATCTTATCGGCGTTGATTGCGACGTTTTTGTTTCTTGTTTCTTTTTTTATGGTGTGGTTTTCTGCGTTGCTTATGCGGCTGCGTAACCTGCGGTCTTCTGTATTTTCTCCGTGGCTGATAATGACGAGGGCGACGGGTGTGATTATGACTTCGATAACCATGCCTAGGCTTGTAATAACGATGGAGTCGGCGTTTCGTGCCGTCTCCATAATATCGCTTCCGATATAGTCGGTGGTGATATTGAAGACTTGAGGAAAACCAATCATATGTATAATGTGGATAATATGGCTTATAATGATAATGTCCAGCATAGCCCAAACATCGCCGATAAGAGCGTCGATGTTTGCGCCAGTGGCGATGCGTGCGCTTGATTAAATTATCACCAACCCATCCATAAAATAACCAAATATTTGATTCTGAATCGAATTCGGCTATCACATATCCAACATCAAAAAACTGTACATTCGGTGAATTATAGTACTGAGCAATGTCACTATAATAAATTCTCGGATTGCGATCAAATGTATCCCAGACAGCCACGTATTCTCCAGCCGAACTTTTCTGCAAAACAATAGGATCTGGTGTTCGAACGCATCGTCTGGCATGTGCTTGCGAAAAGCTTGCCATTGTTAAAAGGATACCACCTAATAATAAAACAATTTTATTTTTCATCTTCATCATCTCCATAAAAGTCTGTGGCATCTCCTGTGCGTTTATCAAACTTGAGTATAACTTCTTCGTCCATTATTTGTAAGACCCTATTTTTAAATTTTTCATTTTTAAGCTTATCAAGCCAATGAGCACTTTGAAATTTATCCACAGAGCCGTCTTCATAAACCAACTGATACCAAGCACCAGCATTTTTTAAATTATCCGATCCCTTGATTGCTTCGAGCCAACTTTCTTCGTCTTGGACTCCGACCTCTTCACCCCAAAGGATTTTAAAAGCACTTTGGCGACCTTGCGTCCCAAAGCGCGACTTTTGAATCTTGGCTTTAACTTCAGATCCGATACGGAAGCCGCGCTCATCCGTGACAAATGCATTTTTCGCCTTGCGCCCCGTGAGCCAAATGCGAAGTGAATACGCATAATGCATTGCCTTTCCACCGGGCGTAAAATATGGCGTCGTAAGCGCTTCCGCAATGTTGCTTGTGATATTTGTTTTAAGCTGATTAAGAACCAGAAATGTTGATTGGCTGTTCGCGATTGGAACAGTCAACTTTGACATTCCCTTTGATAAGATTCTTGGCTTTACTGCCATCGATGACAAAGGGTTGAAGTCCCCCTCTACATCTGTTGTGGATGGTGTAAGCGCTAAAGAGTCCCATATAAAGAGCATCCGGTTCTCATTTGTCTCCAAAAGATCTTCAATGGTTTCTAATACAAACTCCACTGATTGAGCCTGAACGTATAATACTCGATCAACATCACAGCCACCACGAGCCAAAAACTCTGGATCAATCGCTGATTCTGAATCGAAATATATTACGTCGATTCCCATTTTTTGAGCGTTCGCGGCAACCTGTGCTGCTAAAAAAGATTTTCCTGTCGACTCTAATCCGGCGATTTCTGTGATTTTGCCTACTGGTATCCCTGCCAGATGACCACGACAAATAATAGAATCTAGCCATCGAGATCCTGTAGGGATCCAATCGCTCACCTCTGTCGGGTTCTTCTCTGCTAGGTTGTGTGCAACGTTAATTCCCGCCTTCTTATTAATAAGAGAGCGCATATCAGCGATGCTCAGCTTACCAACTTTTGTTTTTTTTCCTGACTTCGGTCTTGCCATATTCTTCTCCCATGAATGTAAATTGAGGCATCTATAAACCCATGCCTCCCTGCGGGATTAAAGTTAACCGATGTCGACTAACTCAACTTCAAAATTAAGGTCTTGCCCTGCGAGTGGATGGTTATGATCCAATTCGACCTCGGTGTCTGTAACTGAGTTGATTTTAGCAACTGCTACTTGACCATTTGGGCTAGTTCCCTGCACAGATGTGCCAACTTCGAAAACGAAGTCAGACGGAAAAACCTCTTTAGATACTTTCACAACTGCTGTTGGATCATATACTCCGTAACCTTCTGTAATCTTAAAAGATTTCTTGGCACCTACTGTCATACCTACGACAGCTTTCTCAAAGTCAGGCAAAAGGGTTTTTGAACCCAATTCAAAATCCAAGGTTTGCCCCCGGTCATGACTGCTATCGAACACAGTACCATCATTAAGAGTTCCTTTATAATGTACTTTGACATTATTTCCATTTTTAGCTTTGCTCATTTTTTTCCTCTTTAAATAAAATTGGTTCGAGACACCTGATAACCCTGTGCCCCCCTGTGGGATAATAAACTAGCTACCTAATAGCTCATCAAAAGCATCCGAAACAGTGTTCGCTTCCGAAGCTGTATCGCTTGTGGAAGAATATTTTACTGTCTCAGTTGATGCCGACTCGGCATCGTCATCAGAAAGCAGGAATTCATCCAATAGAGCCTGAACGTCTGAAGTAGTCTTGCGATCAAACAAGTCTTCAAAGTTTGGAATAGCATCCAAAATTTCTTTGCAACGTTCAGGTGTCACATCCTCGCAAAATTGCGAAGTTGAGCGCTTTGGTGTGAGCTTTGTTAATGGAAATTGCCCACCGGGAGGTTTGCCATATGTCATGACCAAATCTGTCCCAGCTTCAGTATCGGTAATATCCCCATACTCCGGGTTTAACACTAGGTTAAGCAGCGTCTCATACGCCATCTTTCCATAGCCCCAGACTCGGACCCCCTGAGCTTCTTCTCCTCGGACCATCACAGGAGAGAAGAAACGTTGTCGCGCAAAGAGGGATTTAGCCATCTTCTTGCTTCCATCGTCGCCTTCACGCCATAGATTGCTAGCAAATTCACAGACAGGACAGTCCTCTCCGTAGTTTTTTTTCGGACAAAGGAAACCAGAATTCTTGCCCACGTTATAGTGGAACCAATAATCCTTAAACGGATCCCCGTCTGCCGTCGGAATAATCCGAATTGTTTGTTCGCCATCTTGCGGCTTCCAAAACCCATTTTTTTGTTTTGAGCCGCCTCGATTTTCAAGAGCGAACTTTCTTTCTTGAATCTTTTTTAAATCAATTGCCATTAACTTTTCTCCTAATTGTTAAAGTAAACTCAGCTAATCTTCTAAGTTTCTAATCCATACTGTAACACAGTAAATTCTCTTTGTCAAGCTTTTTTTTATTTTTGTATAGCCGAAGCTCGATATACAACATAAACGTAATCATCTTCATAGTCTGTAGAATAGACACCATATGAGCGTTTCACCTGAGTGGTCTTTTCTTGCTCTGCTTGTTCCTTAATCTTCTTCATAAGCGTTGTGTCGGTTTCTATCTTTTCTTTCCCGATTGCATAAAAATAACACTTTTCTCTCGGAAAGTCAAGCGGAAAAAACATATTTTCTTTGCCAGTTTCGAAATCTTTTATTCCTATCGTCACCACCCGAGATGTCTCGTGAGGTGGTGATAAATTTCCCAACACACTTTTTGATCTCGAAAGCACCTCGATCATGTGCAACGTCGATACAACCATTTCACGAATCTTAGAATAATAACTTTTAATTGTTGTCTCTGGTAATATGGTACCAACCAGTTCAAGGTCAACAAATATTATTTTTTCAAAAACCCCTGACCTTGCATACTCTTGAAGTATCCCACGAATAGCGCGGGCATTCAAAATTTGTTCTTCTGAAAGTGCTCGCGATGCCGAATTGAGATATAAAACAGTTATTTTATGGTCTTTGATTTCCGATAAGATTCTTAAAGATGCTGCCGAAACAAGCTCGGTGCCGTCGACAACAAACAATACTTCTTCCGGAAGATTTGTTTTAAAAAGTTTTTTAAAAGACGGGCAATTTTCTTCATATTTTTCCGGTGTTGACTGTGGAGGGATATGTGCCCGCTTTCTATATATTTTTTTTGTTCCAACCAAGATATTATATACCTCATATTGGGGATATTTTTTAAACTCATTCGCTAATTCACAAGCAAATGATCCTAAGCCTATGACACCGCTCATTTATTATACCTCTTCATATTCCCATAATCGCGACCCACTGAAACATTTGTAACATATGAGCCTAAATCCGTGTCACTAAACGTGTTTATAATGTTGTTCAATAAACCCATATCTTTCTTTGCAAAATCAATTACCAACGAGTCGTGCAGTAAAAAAGCTATATTTGAGCTTTGACTACATAGTATTTTATCAATTTCTAGCGCTCTTTTTAAGAACAAATCGCTTGTAGTACTCTGAATAATATAATTTAAGGCATGATGATTGTCGGCTGGAATGTTTCTATCAAATACAGTGGTCACTGTACTACCGTCAAAGTATTTTACCAAGACTTTCTCTCGATCATATACGTCTGAAGGAAGGAAATCCTTAGAGTTTGGATTGTATAACCAAGCAAATATTCTTTTCTTGGCAGCGTCACGTGACAGGACGCTTGAACGGTATATATTTTTTGCGTTCCAATCATGAATATCCGTTTTTGGTTGTTCTCTGCCAGAGAGCGCCAGCAGTGTGCGAAGCTCTGCGGCATTAAAATCCAACTCAACAAAAAAATCATTCTGTGGTTTTATTATAGAGCGATAATTCCTATCTAATGTCAATATAGGAAAACTTAATTTTGTTGTTGTAAGTCGACCGGTCTTAGATTTGAACGGGTCGTATTCAATATAGTGACTCGATCTTTTCATAAGGCGCTTATATAAAATGCGTGTACGGGGCAGCGCCACGAGCTTTGAGAGCGGTGTAAGATCAAGTTTAAGGTGTTGGTGCCTAAGTTTTGATAAAAACTTAACTAACTCTAACAAGAAATCATAATTCGCGGGCTTCTTGTTGTTCAATATAACGTGTTTAGTAACGTCATTCCTCATTTCACAATATTGCAATAAGAATTTTTCAGGCACAATGTCAAAAAAACAGTTTTCTTCTAAATCAACCTTTGCGGTATTGCAAGCTCGGAGGTATGCCTGCAACTTATTGTTCAAAAGCTCCCAATTGTCCCTCTTTGAATCTGGTACTACTTCTGCTATTGATTTGCCGCCGCAATACAAGTTGGCATACTCCACAGAAGGCAAATCGAGATGAGAACTATATTTCCACGTTGCGGTCAAGCCTACAGGTATGCTGTCATTGTGTATTTTACCATCGGCATATATACCAGCGCACTCTTTTTTAGTATCTAACGGTTGAAAAAACAAATTACCTCTATAACGTCTTTGTTCTAGTGTTCTTTAGTATCATAGTAACATATTTTAAAGCATTGTCAAGCCCTTTATAGTTATAAATTTGCATTATTTTCTTTACATCGTTATTAAACGTCGCATTGCTTTTTTTAACCTGCATCTCAGTTAGCCTCACAAAATAATATAATTCTAACCAGTATGCGTCATCATACATCTGATTGGGGTGAAAAAGATCTAAACGCTGGCGGTACGTATTTTTTACTATCGTTCTTTTCTGATTTTCACCACGGGCACATAACTCATATTCTTGGTATGTTGGGTAAGATTCTATATAAACATTATATGAACTCATAATAAACTCTTTCAGATTTGCAAAGTCATTAAATCCAGAAGTGTTGTGGTAATATTCTTCAAAAAGAGTTTCCGGAATGATTCCATAAGTTTCCATATGTTTTCTCATTACAGGGTGCCTAATGTCTGCTGTTAAACTCCAGGGAGCGTTATAATCTATCATAAACCCATGATTTTGAGCTGAAGACTTATAAAAATTATAATTTGGATCCTGTAGCCATTCTACCTTTATAGCGTCGGCATATTTTGGAAGTTTTGCTATTTCCACCTTTAACCCGCCAACATCGTTTGGGCAAATTTTTGATGTTGCATATGCACTCATAGTCATAAAAGATAATCCTCTTGAACGTATTAAAAATTCTAAGAGTTCTTTTATGTAGGTATCTAAATTTTTTATTTTATGATGCCTTCGATCGACCTTGAGTCGTTTTGTAACAAATATATCATATAAAGAGACTAAATGTTCGTTGTGTCCCTTAATGAAACTTGTCCACCCCACTTTGGGCACCAGATTGCGAATCGCTGATATACCTTTGGGGTTAAGCTTTTTAAGTCCATGGGCTTTCATAAAATGTGTCTGAAGTTCTAAAAAAGCATCGACGACAAAATCGACCCCCATAACAACTTCCTGTGATTTGTGGAGTGGAGAGGAAAACTGCTTCAGGTTCGTTTCTGACAAATAACACAAATCCCCAATTGGAGAGGTTTTGCCGTGAAGGGCACCGGTTTGGGTCCAATAATTTATAGTCTGTTCTAGGGGTGCGCCCAATTGGGGTACAACTGCTGCCCAAAAATCGCGCTTGAGAAATGTTTCAAGAGTGTTATGATTACCCGCGTTGGTTGCTGTTGCATATTGTTTTATTAAATCACCGATATCTGACATTTCTTACTCCTTTCAAGTGATATCTCTTTAAAATGTCTGCGTCGCGAGGATCCAGTTGTTGCCGGTGATGGCATCTGACGCCATGAATTCTTCTGCTTCTGCCAAGTCAGTTTCATTCCAATAAGCAGACAAACTGATTTTACCACCATAGGTGAATTCATCTTTCAACAGCAAGCTGGTACCTTCGAAAGGGAACATGTTCTCATCTCGGGACTGCAAATATGCCATAAATGCATCCCAATCCTGCTTCGATTTATTGCCTTCTTGTGCAAACCATTGTTCTGCTTCTTGATATACCGACAATTGCATATCGATGCCTTGAATCTCCAATACACTATGGAAAAGTTTTATTCTGCGATCGCGAAGCTCGGCAGCTTTGACTTCATTGGCTCGCAGTGCCTGTTCCGCTGCTCTTTTGGCAACACCAGCGCCTTTTTGTGCTGCTTCTAGTTCTTTTTCACGCGCCATCTCTTCTTTGGTAAATGCTGCAAGTTCTTCAGGGGTCATATCCTCTGGTTTTTTCTCAAAGACGCTTCGTCGCTTTCCCCAATACTCAAGTCTGTTCTGTCTATTATGCGCCTCATGCATTGGAGTGGGATAACACTCAACGTCCTCCCACCAGCCAGTAGAATCTATTTTTCCCTCTTTTTTAATTACTTTATATGTACCGCCGAAGCCCAAGCCTCTTGCTATGGAGTGATCCTTGGCTGCGCCAATACCGTTAATATTGACAAACACATCGCCATTTATTTTAAGAACTGAGTTCCCTAGTATTTGAACCTGTGCCTTGTACATTTGTTGAAGGTCCTTCTGCTGAAGCAGGTTTTTTCTTGCGTCAGATACTTTTACGTTACCGCCTTCTTTAGACTCCATATAGTTGAAATATTCATCGCGTGTTTCTTCTAATCTTTCAAATTTAAATTCTTTAATTGGACCAGTGGCTAGCCCGACGCTGAGCCAATAACACCCTTTCTTATCATCTGCCGCTTCGCTTACACCAAACTGTTCGCTTGCCTTTTCATTAGTTGCATGCAACAAAATATAATTTCGTGAGCCGTAGCCAGGATGATGAACAGCTTCAACCGGCAATGGTTTCATCATAAGCCCGGAAACAGTTTCAACAGTAACTCTGCCCCTTGGAAGTCTATCTCTTCCCTTGGCAGACGATGGTGCCTCAAACGTATCCCATTTTGTATGTGTGCGGTTTGCCGGATCGTTCCCACCAAAGCACCCGGAATTACCTTGCTGTAACATACCATGCACCAAAGTTTCAATCATCGATTCCAAATAGTCTTTAAGAGCGAGAGATGACTTGGCGGGTGCCACCACAGTTTTAACCAACCAAGCTCGAAAAAGGTCCATAGAAACAGGAAAGTCAGCCAATGGAAAAGTCTCGGCATTCTTAGAACCGGGACGGGACCACGTATATGTTCCCAACAAAATACGCGCTTTTGGTGGGATACTGTCATGACCCGTTAATCGCAAAGCCGAATTGACAAGAGCACCGAAGTACGTATAGTGTACTTTCACCGTCTCACCTGAAGGATCCATTGGTAAAAAGCCTGGATTGATTTGGAGTCCACCCTGTATGGTGATATTGCCCTTGGCAGCTTGCTCCTTATTGCCATCTCTATTGGAGGCGAGCGATCGCAAGATGTTGTCTTGACTGATTTTTTGCGTATCTGCATCTTTGGTAGACATTTTGGAAATACCCTTTTTCACGTCATCCAGCTCTTTCACAGAATGGGAGCCGCCAGTGAACAATTTAAGCCTATTCAATCTGTATTCATGAACGGCACTGAGTTCGGCACGATTGCCATACTTCTGTTGTGTTGATGTGTTTTCGAATGTGACGCCGGGTTTGCCTGTGAGCATTTCACCCCAATAGTTTTTTATGTTATTGAGAGCAACGCCCACCTGTTCTTTAATACCCGTGGTAACTCTGTGACCCTTCTCGTTTAAAATCGAGCTTGATGTACCACCAACCCCGAGCATCGATTTTGGTACTTGAACGGACATAACCTCCTCGTTATCCAAGAGATCCGTAAACATCTTCGTGTAGCGGGCATGAAGTATGCTCTGTGTTTGTATATTTTCTTGTGCTTTTGCCTCTGCCCACTTCGCTTGAAGCTCTGCAACTGCGGTTGTGGCACTCCTGAGTCCCATCTTCTGCCCCTGCCAGTCCTTGGGGTAATTGATCCCCTTAGCTTGTGCAATCTTCTTTTGCCAGTCAACCGGATTTAGCTTTTCGGAATTGTCGCCAAATGCTTGAGAGAAAAGATCATCCCCTTGATTTTGAAAAATCGCTCCTGGCTCGATACCGTTGGCTTCGAGTTCTTTCTTCAGAGTACCAAGAGCGGCGTTGGTAGTGGCTCGATGGACACGCTGCTCTTCAACATGAGTTTTAACCCTAGAATTGTCCTGATCCTTAACGTGACCGCCAAGTATATCTGCATCTCTTTCTGGATCTGGCTCTGTCTGTGCAAAAAATTCTTGAACAACTTGTACAGTGCCATCCTCCATCA